GACCAGTTCGCTCTTACCAATACCAGGCTGACCCCAAATGAACAGTGGACGCTTACGCGCAATGCTGTGCTGGATAGCCAGCTTTAGGCGGCTGGGATTGACCGTGCTAACTTCTAGCACCTTGTTACGTGTTGCAGTTGCCATACTATTTGCTCCTTGTAATAACTTGTTGATACCGCACTTATATGACACATACGCTGCCGTGTCAACGGTTATTTTAGGTAAAAATCAACAAATCTGCGTATGCTGCCGTCAAACATCTGCATTTCAAAATGCACACCTGCATTCCACACATACACATGCCTACCTCGATTGTACCAAGGGCTTTGGATGATCTTGCCCATGTTCAAAAGTATGCGCCCGTTAATGAGCGCATTGTCGTCATGGGCAAGGGTATAGGATTGGCACACTGACACCATGGCAACCGCACCCCAACTGGTTAGCTGCCAACTGTTTTTCATGAAAAGCGTGCGAATGAGTCCATCAATGCTATCCGGTATCATTCCTGTATGATGGTGTTTCCACGTTTCAATGACACGGGCATCGTCAAGCAACATGGATAGCAATTCTTCTCTTGTCTGCCACCCCTCTGGCAACAAACTGAGATCTTTAGGGATTTTCATGTATAATCTCGCCATTCTTCAAAAGATAGACTTTAAAGCGGTCCGTTTTGAACATGGCATTAAGCTTTTCAGCCAGGTTATGGGCATGCCCGGGGTTGGCAAAACTAACCTTACGGTACTTAGGTCCGGGATAATCCAACAGTTTGTTTAAGCTTCTAAGATTAATCGGCTGATCATCCAAGAAGACCGCGTAAATACCTTCGGCCATCAGTACCTGCTCACTTTTATAGGTCTTTGGGTCAGTATGATCCAGCAATATGGTAGGTTTTGGACGGCTCATGGGTTCGTTCTCCATGAATATTTAGTCCAAGCGGTTAATTGCCTTGCCAGTCAACCAATATGCCTTCCCATTCATCTGGTGTCCATTCCCGCATCACGGCACGTATTTTTCCATAGACATAGCCCCATGTTTCGTTGTCAAATGACATTTTAGGATCATGCGCATTTAAATCTACCACCTCTAATAACTGGTGCGACGTGTGGCTTACATATTGGTCGGGAAAACAAACTGCTATCATAATGGTCTTGGCCAGTTGATGCGGTAGGACCAATCCACCAACACACACAAAGCGTTTGCTGCCGATCTCAACATCGCATCGGCTGCCACTGAGCTGGCTGAACACCCGCATTTCTTCCAATTTGTCAGGAATGGCTGAAATATCCGTTGCCACTTTTAGGAAAAACTCCCACCTGACAGCTCAATTTCTGAGCGATCGGCCAGCAACTGATCTTGCAATTCTATTACCTTGGCACTGAGACCGTTTACATTGGCCAGAACAAGGGCGATGGCCGTGCTAAGTTCTTCTGCATCCTGCATGGTCAGGCGTATTTCCTTGCTGTTGTAATTACGGGCCGTTTGATATTTTTTTATAAAAACTTCCAGTGCAGCGGTGCTCATAACTGAATTTCCTTGTTTTTTTGTGATATTTGATGCAACATTTCCAGCCTGGTTGTATACGGACCGATGTTATCGTACTCTGCTAGGGTAGCCAATCGTGGACAAAATGCATGTGTCCATCCTTGCTGGAATTTCAATGCCCAATACCCTGCTGCATATCTTTCCTTGGTACGCTCGGTTTTGGTATAGCTAGGAAACGGTTCCAGGTCTACATTTGAATAGGATGAATGCTTGATTGGATAGCCATTGATATCTCCTGAGACCGGTTCCTTGGTAAGTACTGTAATCTCCTCAATTGTAATCTTACTGCCCAGATGTTTTTCTAATGCAGATATGCTTTCATATGATTTTGGTTCAATCTTTCCAATTACGGTGATTTTGCCATCAATCTCATTTACAAGCCCAAGGCGATCCCCATCTGCCAACAACAACCAACTGTTATCTCCCAGCGGCTTAAGGCTATATTTTGCTGCCATTTTCTTATTGTCTCCTAATCCAAATCCTGCGCGGCAGACGATAACAAGGTCCCGGCGTATACCGAACTGAAACACGGGCTATATTCTGCGCTGGTTTTTTCAATCTTAACCAACCCGTGCCGATTGCAAAACTTGATCAGTGCTAGACCGACCTGCCGCCGGGGATCCGTTACGATGCTGGTCCTTACCGTTTCATCAAACTTCTCAGCTAGATCAGCAGGTTGCTGTTGAAGATCAATCAGCAAACGATTTCGATCATAGTCGTCCTTGACCCTGTGTTCAACGCCTTCGTGATCCGTCCATTTGCTCAGCATTAAATTGTTCCAGGCAAATCCTTTGTTATGACGATCTTCGTATGCATCCTGTAGCTTTTTCGTGCGCACACCAGGGAATGCACTCATCACGTTGTCGCCATCGTCTCCCCGCATGCACTTTTCAAACAGAAGCCATTCAGGATTTGGAACAGCTAAGTCAACACCATGTTTGTTTTTGGCAATCTTACCATCTTTATCAAAAATTCCATTTTTGGTCAGCAACAACCCTGAAATTCCATTGTAGATCATCACATTATCAGCAATCAATTGCTGGAAGTCACTGTCACTGCTGATGACCACATGTGTGTCGTTTGGATGTAAACCAATCCAACGTGCGACCATATCGTCTGCTTCAGCTTCTGGATGGCGAAGAACCGTGCAGTTGGTTGCTTTGCTAACAAACTGCACAAACTCGTCCATGACTTCAAAGAAAATGGTATCTTCTTCAACTTCTCTAGGAGAGCGCTTGTTTGCAGCTACTTTTCTATTGGCCTTATAAGGTGCATAGACATTTTTCCTCCAGCTGCGACCTTCCAAACAAAATACCGTGTGGGCAGCATCAAATTGGTTCCATACCTTTTTGATGCTGCTGAAGATAATGTGCAGGGCCAACGCCAGTTGCTGTTCGGTGTCTGGGGCTTTAACACCGTGACGCACACGCATGAATAAATTTTGGGTATCGATTATGATGTAAGTCTGTGACATGTTTGATCCGATCAGATTGCTATAATTTATTATAGCGTTGGTTAGATCGTAGTCAAGCTTAAATCATTCGTCGCCATCGTCCGTTAAATCTGCCCTGCGTGTTGGCGTAACCAATTCGGCTTCCATACCATTGATTTCTTCAATGATGCTGATACAAATGTCGTTCAACCACTTGTTGATAACGTCGTCTTCGGTACCTTCGTATCCATTTGCAAGGAGATTTTTATAAAAATAATCATTATAATCAAGCTGAAAATAAGTCCTATTACTGACAGCAGGGTCCCAATTAATGGTTGGCATGCTTACCCAAGGCTCTTCGAGTAAGTCAGCCTTTTTACGATCATATTCCAGTTGCGTGATCTTTTTATGTTCTAGATCTATGTCTAGCTTGGCAATGGCGGCGAGCGTGTCATCATGATTATTTTCTATATCAGCTAGCTTTTGCCGGTATTCATAATCCGTGAGATAACCGTGTTTGAGATCTAGGTCCAGCTTGCCTCGGGCCATGGCTGCGCTATCATCACCATGATTGATTTCTAGCAGCCTAACGTCCAGCTCGTAGGGCGTTGAGCTTTCATATTCTGCTTTGGCAATCTCGCGAGTTTTGCCCTTTAATCCCCAGTGACCGGGCCAAAATCCAAAAGGTAACAATGGTTTATGCATGCGTATATTCTCCTTAGGCCAGACTTGCATAGAGATGGATCTGTAAATTCAAGATCAATCCGTGTTTTGCACAGAATCTAGCAGTGTATTCATGATTTTTCTGGTTCTCAGGCATGTTCAGCAATCCTTCTTCCCAAAAGGAAATTACCTCGTCGACCGTGCTGCGCTCTGCCAAGGTAATCTGGTTGGTATTTGCCCGTAGCTGCTTGCTTTTTTGTGGCTCAGAATTATAAATGTTCATCGGACTAACAAACACAGGGTTTGAAGTTTGTTGACGCCATGCCAGCGCCCAGTCTGGTACCACACTGTACGGCGACTCAGCATCCGCGCTCATCACGAATTTGAGGCAGTTGGCGCGGGCCAGCATCTCTGGTCTTGGCTCCAGATATTTGATTGCCACACCGTGTTTTTCACTGCACTTGGGGCTTACTACCAATGTGGTTTCTGCGGGAATGTTTTGCACAATGGTACCATTGCTCTCGATCTGAGTCTTGTCAAATCGTTTGTTCATATACTCCAGGAAGGGCACAAGATTCTTTTGCAGCATGGGCTCGCCACCGGTGACCACCAGCACCATTTCTCTTTTCTTAAGTGGTACTTGTGGACCAGCATCGCCTTCCACGCCAACTCCACCCCACAGTTCGCGGGCCCAAAGCGGAACATCTCCTTCAAAGTAGTCTGAAATGGTTTTCTCAATGCGAGCATCAATCTCCTCGATGGTGAGCCAGTCACCGTCATCGAAGAAGGTGTCGCAATTATGAACTACACAGTTATTGGCAAGGTATGTGTGGGTATCCTCTACCTCTAAGTTATAAACGGTTCGTTCAGCAGTCTTTGATCCATACAGGCGAGCAAATCCTCTACCATCCTTTACCTCGGAAACTTTGGTGATTACTATACCGTTGTGGACAAACGATGCAACTTTCTCTCTGAGACGTTGATGATTATCACTTCTCAGATCAGTTGGCATCAACGGGAGGAACATGGTTTCGTACCCATTCTTTTCAAAAAGTTTGCGTCGATTAGCAACCCACGTGTCATCTCTGTCTTTAGCAAAGTCTGCATCAGCAGCCCAAATTTCAATTACTTTCTTTTGCCCGTCGACAATAAAATCTGGTATGCGATGTGCAATAGTTTCGCCGCTTCCGTCACCTATATAAGTGATCGGAAGCCCTTCACATATTTTTTCAAAACGGAGTTCAACTCCACTTTTCTTATGATGTGTTCTTGAAATGAATCCTTTTGCAGCGACCGCAGGGTCTTTCATTGGATTGCTGTCAATCATTCTAGCAGTATTAGCGGCTCTAAACTCTGGATCTTTCCACAGCTTGATAAGATTTTCTCGAGCTTTTTGTGCAGCGTCTGGCGAAAGAGGTTTGCGAAGAAACCCATCTTGGAGAACTGGATTGAACATGCTCATGCGATCACTTACACTGAAATGAACAAGTATATCACCCTGTGTGAGATCTTGTGCATCAACCCATCCTCTGTTTGAAGTGAGGAACGGATGTTCCGGAGTTACCCAAAATTTACGGGCACCAGCCTCAACCTTCATGATACGGTTGGCTATACTTTCATATTTTCGAATGACAGGTTTCGGTAGATATTGTGTTCCGTTCCACGACATAACCATATCGCCTACTTGAACATCAACTATGTTTTTTGTCGTGCCGTCTCCCATTAGAATGGGAGTAGACGGTACAAAACAAAACGAGCAGTTGAGATTACATTTGGCAAGCCTAACAAACACTGCTGGCTCTCCACGATAAGGACCTTCTCCTTGCAACGTGTAGAAGATAGAAGTAACAAACAGTTTGTCGCCTGCTTGATCAAAATACTTTTGACCAACAATTTCATTATGTCCAAACATTAAATAGGCACTCCCATTGCACCGTAAATTCCTCTAGGTATTTCTTCTTGATTATTAGCTTCAAACCAACGAAGTTTATACAACATTATTGTACTTTCATTCATTAACACACAAATTCTACGTTCAGAGCAAAATCCCCAATCTCTGCCTGCTTCAAAACCATCTCTCAACCAATCTATGCGTTCTTGCATTTGTTCCGCCGACAATCTATCCCAATGCAAAAAAAAGTATGTGTTGTCATCATCCTGCATCTTGGTCCTCCTCAGACAATATTAGCAAAACTTCTTTACCTAATCTATTGTCAATTTCCAATTCAAGTAATGAAATAAATTCTTCTTTGTCCATTGATTTTATTTGTCGTAAACAACGCTCTAGTGCGCGTCTGTATGTACGTAATAAAACTGTTTCTTTTGCCAATTGCTTATCAAGATTAAATGAAACTGTATTAAGAAACTGATTTACGGCTGTATTCAAAGAACCAGACCACTCAATAGTTCCATCGTAATTTATTGTAAGTAAAGGTTTATCACCTGGGCCTGTTATCATAAATGCAGATGATTGATTATAAAACGAAGTATTTGATATTGCTGTTAACGTAATAGTCCCTGAAGTGGTTAAAGTACCAGTATTTGTAATAGTTCCCCAGTTTCCACTAGATGTACATATAGAGTATCCACCGTTTGGTACAATAGATGCAGTGTTCATAGTTGACCACGGATAGCTATGATATATAGGTGTATGATTAGTCATAGTTATTCTCCATTTGAAACTATTCTCAGCATAGTCTGATACTGTAACCAAAGTTCGTTGAGCATAGGATATTCATGTCTTAAGTTTTGTTCTTTTATGCTGGATTTAGCAAGTTTTATAACATGACTCATAGGCATAAATTCTTGCAAACCTAAACTTAACATTTGTTCTGAATTTTCGTGTGTACCGCGCACCCTACAGGTTATTGTTAAGCTATTATCTAGACTTTCATAAATCGTATCATGCATTTTGTTTTTTAATTACCACAGCATCATCTCTAATATCCCATAGTATGGTATCGCCTTCTTTCCATCCAAGATCTTCTAGCATCTGAGGGTCAAACACTAAAACGAGCTCTCCATCTTCTTCAGCTACTTTTCCTGTATATGTTTTTATATCTGACATCTTAATTTCCTTTCATCCACAATCTATTCGCCAAGGACATCTACTTAACATTAAAGTAGAGCAATCATCCTGGCCAAAACACGGAGGTCTATGGCGATCATCCCTATGTAGAAGAATAGAAAAAATTAGATTTCTGTATTCTTCTGTATCTTGCAATCCATTGTTTGAAAGATAAGCTGACTTATCTAACCATTCCTGGATTTGATTTTGCGGGTCTTTCATTAAGTCTATTCATCAAAGAGATTTTCGTTCCATTCACGGCATTTTGTTCCGTGCCATCTTTTGTAGTTTGGGTAAGATATCACCTTACCACAATGCTCACATGGTATTTTTTCAGAATTCATTTTCAAAAAACTATGAGTTCCATTTTCTACCATTCTACTTGCTGTTTCCTTTGAAACTTCTGATTTGGTTCTACCATCTTTTCTCGGCCTGTTAGATAATTCTCTTTGCTTTTCTGGGTCCAAAAACGGATGAGTTCCTTGCTCCATTACTTTTTTTGTTGCTACACTCATTCTCTCTTTAGCCCCTGGTCGTTTACTCGGATTATCGTTTTTCATCCTCTCAGACAAGTTCTTCTTAAATTCATCAGACCTAGGTACGTGATTTATGTTTAATCCGTTTTTGTTGATGTAATCAAACCCTCCAGTTCCGCCGCGTCTTACATTGTAAGTATCATCTCTTAATAAGAAATCCTCATTTACAATTTCTATTTCTTGACTAATCATATCTTCACGAGTATTAAAATATTCAAGAACAGTTTTAACAAACTGTTCTTTTCCGTATTTTTCATACGCTCTGTTTATGACAGTCCCGCTTCCCATATATCCATCATTTATATCTTTTGTTTGATGGACGCCTACGTAAATTTTATTGTTTACGGTATTTTTAATTTCATACAAGTAATAGAACATTTTTGATCTCCTTACTGGTATTTATACAAAATGTGCGTTTTGTTAGGGACATTGTGATAAAATTATGCAAAAAGGTCTTCGTCCCAACATCTATGCCCCTCTCTAAAAGCCATATTTGATTGTGTCTCTCGAACTTCAACGCGGAAACACCAAATTCGATCTGATTCACTCTTACCAAGATATTCAGGTATGTAAATGCCATTTACATACTTGTATAGCATGTCGGCTATACATTCACATCCCATAGCAGGTAGCACTGTTAAATCTAAGATTCCATCTTTCTCAAGTTGTCGAAATTTTTCAATGTCTAGGTCATCAGCAGCAATAAGTGTGCGATGATCAAACTGGTCTTTTAAAATTTGTTTAAGTTCCTTAAGGCCGCCGTAATCACAAACCCATCCTCTTTTGTCTAATTCATTTGCGCCAAAATAGAATTTCATACTAAGTGAGTAACCATGGTTTTTTGAACAATGGGTATCGGCCTTCCATTGTTTGTAGGCGCATGGAAATTCGTCAATATACTCTTTTGTTGATGTAAACTTATATGCTACCGGCTGATATGTCATGTTAGCTGTTCCTTTATGTAGTTAATAAATTGACTTATTATGCTTGATTTTTGTTGTTCTGCAAAATCAGATCGTAGTACAAAGACTTTGAATCCGCGGTCTATGGCCATTTTTAATTTTTCTTGATCTTTCCGATATTTTTGACTGTATGTTAGCCCAGTTATTGCCATTAGTTCAGATTTTAATTCGTTTGCTTGTTCTTCAGTTGGATGCCATCTTAACCCATCATATTCTAATATCGCCTTTGCTTCCTTGACACAAAAATCATAAAAGTTGACCCCTTCTTTAGAACTTAAAAACCATTCACACTTTGTCTTATCTTCAGAATCTCTATAGTATATAGTATAATCTAGTAACCAAGGATTATCGAAGATAATATTTTTAATTAAAGTTTCTGCTTCCTTAGAGTAACCGATAGATTTGAAGGTGTTTTGAAGAAATTCGGCATATTTTATATGTCCGTCTTCTCCGTATTTTTCTAAATACAGTTCTAATTTTGTCTTGCTGCTATATCGTTCTTTTTTTGTAGCGCTAGATTTAGCATTAATAGCTGCTCGTTTTTCTATTTGTTCTGCCTCTGATAAATCATTCCAGTATTTAGATAAGCTTTCCTTTCTCTTCTGTGACATA